AGCGGCAGGACGCCGGACCTCATGCTCGACCTGCACGCCACGCTCATCGATTTCGACGGCATGATGCGCGAGCGCGATCCTCGTGTGACGGTGGTCTCCTGCACGGAGTGCGGCCAGCGGATAGCGGCCCCGTTCGGCATGAGGGCCGGTGACTGTCCGTCCTGTGGCGTTCGCCTGGATTTGGAGGCGTTGGTCACGGAGCATGAGCGGGACGCGCGTTCGCGCACCGTGGACGGCAGTCCGGCCGAGTTGGCGTCGTGGCTTTCCAATGTCATCGGACGGCGCGTGTCGCGCAAGCAGGTCGAGTGGCTGTTGCGGTCGGGCAGGCTGCATGGCTGCGAGCGCCTTGGCTCGGGCAGGTGGCGTGTTGCGGTCGGGCAGGCTGCATGGCTGCGAGCGCCTTGGCTCGGGCAGGTGGCGTGTGGTGGCGGGTGAGTTGCTTGATGCGGCGTCGCATGTCGGCTGATGCGACACGCCGAACATTTGTTCGATGTCCGCTCGCCGTTTAATGTGTATGGTGAGCGCGAATTGTGGGTGGCCACAGGTTGCCTTGTTCGTGCCCTTTCGTGATTGGAGGCCATCCGGCGTTTGCCGGGTGGCCTTCGTGCTTCGGTAGGCTCAGCGGTAGAGCTGCGGGACGGCACGGATTCCAATGAGCGGACCTCTAACCGGTCATGGTTTCCAATTCTCAATTGCCCGTCAACGATATGTGCCGGCCCGCGGGTCGCTGGTTCGACTCCAGCCCGAAGCGCTTATGATTATCCGTGTCCGGCATGGTCCACTAGTAGAACCGGCCACCAGGGCTCGTCAGCGCCACATCCATGGGGTGGTTCACCTGATGTGCTTGAGAATGGCGAATCTGGCAGTGGTTTGCGGGGGAGCTTTCGAGGTGCGGGTACCCCGACATGCCGGACCTTCTCCACCAATGGGGGATTCGATGTACAAGGTATGCTCCACCTCCGGCTGCCCGCATCTGGTCTCCTCCGGCTCCCTGTGCGACGAGTGCAGGAAAGCCAAGGACAAGCGCCGCTCGCGCGGCCGCAATCCATACACCTCGAAAGCCCACAGGCTCGCACGGGCCCGTGTGCTGGCGAGGGACCCGCGGTGTGTCTGTCCCGGCGACGGTCCGGACGGATGCGGCAGGCACCATGGACTATGCGGTGCCCCCAGCACCATAGCCGACCATTGGCCGATCGAACGTATCGAGCTCGTCGAAGCAGGCCTGGACCCCAACGACCCGCAACGCATGCGCGGCCTGTGCAAGCGTTGCCACGACAGCAAGACCGCAAGGACGAAACCTTCAGGCTTCAACAACAGACAAAACCTCAGCTGACACACACAGGCTTCGGCACCAAAACAAAACATTCCATCGAAGCCAAGCCGACGACGTCCAACGCGCGCCGCAAACGTGAGACGAAGCGGAAGACAAAAGCGATCAAGTCTTTTTCATTCGGCTTCGCAGCCCGCCGCGAAGCCGAACGCGCGGCATTGGAAAACGTTGGAAAATCAACGAAATCAACCCGCCGAAACACCCACGGGGGTACCCCCTAACAGTTTGGGTAGCGGAACCGCCGGAGAGCTGTCTCCGAGGTGCGGAGGGTTCAAAAGTTTCAGAGGGGGTCGGGCGAAAGGCCCGGCCGCCGACAGCGAAGGAACGGCGCGAGGCCGGCCGCCGATGGAGGAGACATGCCAAGAGGAGGAAAACGCGTCAGATCCGGTCCAATGCCGGATCCGTCGAGCGGAGCGAGCGAACGCAGGGGATACACTTTGCGCAGCCTGCCCAACACCGAATACAAGGGCCGGCCGCCGAAGTTTCCGCTGCCGCCTTACGTGATCCGCTATTTCGACAAGGACTCGCAGGAATGGGTCGAGGACACCGCCGGTTCGGAATCCTGGAATGACCGGGAGACCGAACTGTGGAAACAGCTGTGGCGTCTGCCGCAGGCACGCGCATGGAAACAGCCGCAGCTGAAGTATCTGCATTACCAGATCGCCTCGTATGTCCGCGAATGCGTCATCTGCGAGAGCTCATTGGCCAAGGCCGCGGACGTGGCGATCAAGATCCGGCTCGAGGACCGCATCGGCCTGTCGGAGGCCGGATTGCAGGCGCTCGGCTGGAAGATCTCCGAGGACAACGTCGACATGGCCGCACACGAGGTGCCCGCCACGGACGCGGAGGCCGCGGAGAGCGGCATGGACACCAAGATCGTCCAGTTCCCACGCCGGTTGAGGGCGTGACATGGCCGACGATTGGATCATCGACTTCCCGACCCTCGCCGACCTGCAGGACGCCTGGGTGCGGCGGCATGTGCGCCAGCCCGACGGCATCCTTCGCGGCAAGCCCTTCTGCTGGTCGGACTGGCAGTTCTGGTATGCGGCGCACAGGTGGCGTGTGCGCGAGGACGCGGAGTTCGTCCCGCCCGAGGAGGTCACGGTAGACAATCCGCTCGTCCTCAACCAGGCCTTCCAATACCGTCTGACCGGATGCATCGGACCACAGAAGACCGGCAAGGGACCGACCGAGGCCTCATGCGCGATACTCGAGGCCTGCGGGCCCGTCGTGTTCGCCGGTTGGGCGAAGCCCGGCGACGTGTACCGATGCTCCGACAACGGCTGCCCCTGCGGATGGGTCTACCACTACAATCCGGGCGAACCGAAAGGCATGCGTCACCCTTCGCCACTCATCCAGCTGACCGCGAACTCCGAGGACCAGGTGCGCAACGCCTACCGTCCACTGGTCGCGATGATCCGGCTCGGCCCCTTGAAGCAGCTGCTCAAGGTGCGCGAGGGCTTCATCCGAATCCTGCGCCCCGGAATCAATCTGGATGATGACGATCTCGACCTCGACCGCATCGACGTGGTGACCGCCTCGGCCACCAGCCGTCTGGGCAACCCGATCTCGGACGCCGAACAGGACGAGGCCGGCCTGTACACCAAGTCGAACGGCATGCTCGACGTGGCCGACACCCAACGCCGCGGCGCCGCAGGCATGGGCGGCAGAACGCACTTCTGGACCAACGCCTACGACCCCGGCGAAAATTCCTATGCCCAACAGCAATTCGAGACATCGGCATCGGATGTGTGGATCTTCTACCGCAACCCCGACCTCAACCCGGACCTGCGCCACAAGGACGGTACGCCATACAGCTTCAACAACCGGCGCGAACGCCGCAAGATCCTCGAATGGGTGTACGCCGGCAGCCCCTGGGTGCCCTTGGATTCCGTCGAGGCGGAGGCCGAGGCCCTCATGGAGAAGGATCCCGCGCAGGCGGAACGCTTCTTTGGCAACCGCATGGTGCAGGGCGGCGGCGCATGGCTCGAGGACGGACTATGGGAGAGCTGCTATGCGGGACAATAGACCACTCAACAAATCAAGGATGCGGACGATGAGGCAATACAATCTTCCGCTGCTGCAAAAGGTGCGGACAGTTGGCCGATACGACATGCCAATGCTTGCAAAACAGGACGTCACCCCCCCTGACACGTTGATAGGCTTCAATTACGCGACCGGCAAAAAGACAGTCAAGCATTGCGGAATCCATTTCTTCATCGATGACTACCAGTTCCAGAGAGTCTGGAACCAGCCGGACAGATACATCGCACCGCTCAAACGCTTCCAGTGCGTGCTGACACCTGATTTCAGCACATACATGGACATGCCGGAAGCGATGAAGATCTATAACGTCTTCCGAAGCCGTCTGATCGGAGCATACTGGCAGGCCTGCGGACTGAAAGTCATCCCAACACTTCAATGGGCGGGCCCAGAGTCATTCCCGTACTGCTTTTCAGGCATTCCAAACAACTCCACCGTCGCGGTAAGCACGGTCGGAACGAACGACAATCCGACGGCAGAACTCTATTGGCGGCTCGGCATGCGATACGCGATCGACAGGCTCGCACCGGAAAAGATTCTCCTCTACGGAGATGCCATTCCGTTTTTCGACTTCAGTGGCATCGAAGTGGTCACATACAAAAACAGCAATGCGGAAAGGATGAAAAAATGGGCGGAAGAGGATCAAGCTCAGGCGCAGGACGTGGCGGACATGGCGGCGGAGGGGGAGGCTCTTCCTCTGACCTTTCATCCGTAAGCGACACGGATCTCACCAAGATGATGCGCGACGCGGGAAACCGCATGGACACCGCATCGGAAATCATGCAGAGAACCGCGCACGGAGCCACGCAATACAACCAGCGCATGCCGGAAAGCGTCTTTCCAGAGGCAACCAAGGCGAACTACGACAAATACCGGGCAGCCTCCAAGGCATTCCGCACCGCCAGGGCACAGCGCGACAGAATCTCCGACGAACAGATCCGACGCCAACCAAAATCAAGCGGCACAAGCCACGCATTCGTCAATTCCTTCGGCGAAGCGACAACAAGGGAGATCACAAACCAGAACTACCAGCGCTCGCAGAAGAGTTTGTCAAAATCGGTCTTGAGGAACATGGGATATTAGCGTGTCCGAGCATGAGCTTTGGCTTGAGAACCCGTCGAAGGGCACCGAGGTGTGCCTCGGCTTCGACGGCTCCGAGAACGACGACTGGACATGCATCAAGGCCGAAACACGCGAGGGCTTCATCTTCACTCCGCGCTACGGCGAGGACCGGCGTCCCACCATCTGGAACCCGAAGACATGGGGCGGTCGAATCCCGCGCAGCGAGGTCAACGCCGCCATGGACGAGCTCAACGACCGGTACAAGATCGTGCGCGCCTACTGCGACCCCGGATTCCGCGACGAGGTGTCGTGGGAGTCGCAGATCGAGGCATGGGACTCCCAATACGGGCCGAAGAAGTACATTCCCTGGTCGATGAGCGGCTCCAGCCGCATCACCGCCGTCTGGGAGGCATTGAAACGCTTCGAATCCGACCTCGAGCACCACGCCATCACCCAGGATGGCTGTCCGATCACCATCACGCACATGCGCAACGCAAGACGCTTCGCCAAGTCCGGCGAACGGTACGGGCTCGGCAAGCCAAAACAGACAAGGAAAATCGACGCGGCGGTCACCAGCGTGCTCGCACATGAGGCGGCATGCGACGCGCGCGCCGCCGGCTGGGGCAGGAAACGCAAGGCGTACCTGCTGACTGGTTCTACTACTAGGGGGTTCTAATGATTCGTACCGCCGATGACGTGAATCGCATGGCGAACCTGCTCGCCCTGAAGATCGAGAACCGTCGGCCGGACATCAGGAAGCACACGGATTACGTGCGCGGCAAGCGCGGCACCCTGAAATTCGCATCCGACGAATTCAAACGCTACATGGCGGACCGGTTCTCAGGTTTCGCCGACAACTGGTGTCTGCCTGTGGCGCAGGCGCCTGTCGAACGCATCCACTTCAAGGGCTTCATCCCATATGACGATCACGAATTGGACTCGCATGTGATGCGCGTGTGGGAACGGAACGACTGCGACCGCAAGCTGCAGGAGAGCGCGCTGATGATGACCACGACCGGACGCGCTTTCGGCTTGGTCACGTCGATGCCGGACGGCAGAGCGCGCATCAGCTTCGAACACCCGGACAGCGCGGCCGTGCACTACGATCCGCTCACTGGTGAGGTCGACGCAGGACTCCTGGTCAGATACGACGAGGAGCATGAATTCGGCACTTTGCTGCTGCCGGACATGGTGTTCGACGTGGTTCGTGTGCGTGCAGGCGGCGACGATGAGAGGAATCGTCTTCCACCGGGCGTTGAGGGTTGGCGGTTCGTTCCGGATTCGGCGCGCGCGAACCCGCTCGGACGCGTGCCATTGGTCGAATTCCGCAATCAGATGCTCCTGGATGACCTGCCTATCAGCGATGTGGAGCAGGTCGAATCGATGCAGGACGCCGTCAACGTCTGCTGGGCATACACCTTGAATGCTTTGGATTTCGCGTCCATGCCCGCCAGGGTCATTCTCGGCGGCGATTCGCTGTCCGAGCCGGTCTTCGACAAGGCAACCGGCGAGCAGGTCGGCGAACGCCCCGTGAACCTCGACAAGCAGGTCATGGAGCGCATAATGCAGATCACCGGCGACAACGTGTCGATCGGCGAATGGACCGCCAGCAACCTGCAGGCGTTCCTGCCGATCATCCAAAAAGCCGTCGAGCACATCGCGGCAGAGACCCGCACTCCTGGCCATTATCTGCTGACGAACGCCGAGGTGCCGGCCACCGGCTACGAGGTCGCGGAAGCCGGCCTCGTGTCGAAGACCTTGGAGCGTATCAGCTTCATGCGCCAGCCGGTGCGCGAATTGTGCGAGATGGCCATGACGCTCGAGGACGACGAGGAATCCGCCCGCATCCTCGAGGATTCAAAAGTCGTGTTCGCCACACCGCAATACCGGTCCGAGGCCTTGATGGCCGACGCGATGCTCAAATACAAGAAGCTCGGCTACCCCCTGCAGTGGATAGCAGAGCAGATGGGCCAGAGCCCGGAGGACATCAAACGCATCATGCGCATGGTGGACGACGAGAATCACGATCCGGAGATGGCTGAGATAGCGCGAAGCCTGCAGGTCGGAGGTGCATCTGATGACGGTGACGCTGGAGAGCCTGTCGGACAGCCGCAACACACTGGCCCGACTCTGCCTGCTGGCCGTGAAGGCGGCGGACAAAACATGGAAGGGCGTGGATCCGCGACGGGTGCGTGACAGCTGGAATCGGACAAACGCCGATTTCCTAACGCTCTTCGCCACACTGCAGACCCGCGCCGCGAGCGACGCGATGGACTCGTCCACGTTGATGCTCGCCGAACAGGGCGACTACGTGCGCCCTGACGGTATTGCGAATCCCCTCGCCTTCGGGACGGGTTTCGCACCGAGCGGCATCGACCTCGAATCATATTTCGATATCCCGGTGACGCGCACTTTGTCGGCCATCAAGTCAGGCATGGGTGAATCCGATGCGATGATGGCAGGTCGTGCTACGCTTCGCCAGATGGCCATGCAGGCCATCGAGGACACGTCAATCAGCGCGATGGGCGTCAGCATCACCCAGCGTTCCGGCGTCGGCTACGTGCGCGTCGAATCACCCGACTGTTGCCCACGATGCGCCATCCTCGCCGGAAAATACTTCCGGCACAACAACGACTTCCTTCGTCATCCGAAATGCCACGGTCGCACCATCCCCTGCAAAGGCAAGGACAAGGCCGAGAAACAAGGCTGGATCACATCGCCGATGGACCGCTTCAACGGCATGAGCGAAGAGGAGCAGGACAAGGTCTTCGGACATGCCGACGCGCAGGCCATCAGGGACGGCGCCGACATCTACCAGGTCGTCAACGCGCATCGAGGCATGCGGCCAATCGGACGCGGCAACATCCGCATGACAACGTCCGAAGGCACCAGCCGCTACGGGTGGAGCCGCATGATCCGCAAATACGAATACGGCCAACGCCAGAGGCGCAGGCTCACGCCGGAAGGCATCTACAGCTTCAACCTCCCGCGCGAGCAGACCATCGAACTTCTGAAGCGCGAGGGCTACATCCTGCCCGACAAATGGCGCGAGCAGGTGCCGGAGCTTCGCCGAAGCCAATGGCTGCACGACAACGGATACCGTCAGGGTCGGCATGAGGAGTTGACGGCGGCGCAGAAGCGTCTGCTCAATGCGCGGCTCCGCTACGAGGCCGCTTTGGACGGCCGCAACCCCTATCAGCCAGGCAGTCCGGTCACGCCGGATGTGCTGGCGAAGGCCGAGAACTCGTATCGTCGCTGGCTTTCCAGCAACGGCGAAAAATACATCCAGTAAAAGGAAGGAAACATCATCATGTCCGATGGACAGCAGCGGGATCCGAACACCGGCGATCCGGGCGTGCAGGAGCCGCACGTCGACTGGCACGACAAGTTCCTCGGCCAGAAGAAGGTCAACACCGACCTAGAGGCGAAGCTCAAGGCTGCCTATGAGAAGGCCGACCGCGTGGACGACTTGGAGAAGCAGGTCGCCGACTGGGAGCAGCGTGGCGAGGAATTCGAATCCGCGCAGGCCACGATAGCCGGACTGCAGAAGCAGGTGCTCCAGGCGAATGTCACCGCAGCAGCGACCGGCAAGCTTATCAATCCGGGCGACGCGTTGAAGCTTATCGATTTCTCTGACCTGACCGCTGACGATCAGGGAGGATACGACCAGAACGTGATTTCCAAGAAAATCGACGATCTGGTCACGGCACACCCGTATCTCGCGCAAGGCGGGAACAAGGCTGGTCTGGCGGGAATCATCCCACCGTCAGGCGCCCGTGATGGCGATCATCAGGCGGGACAGCTTACCAGGGACGATCTGAAGAACATGACCCCGAAGCAGATCGACGAGGCGCGCCGCAAGGGCCGTCTGGATGACCTGCTCGCAGGCCGCAGCAAGTAAGGAGGCCACCAGCAATGGCAATCACCAATTTCATTCCCGAGGTATGGTCCGCCGCCATCCTCGAAGCCCTGCGCGCGAAGCTCGTCTTCCCGAGCCTGTGCAACCGCGATTACGAGGGCGACATCCGTGAGGCCGGCGATACCGTGCACATCACCGGATACGACGACGTGACCGTGCGCAAGTACGTCCGCGGCCAGGCGATCACCGTCGACGATGTCAATGACAAGGAAGCAGCCGTTCTTGAAATCAATCAGTCCGACTATTTCGCCTTCAAGGTCAACGACCTCGACAAGGCTCAGGCCAAGGCGGACATGACTGGAAAGTTCACCAATTCCGCCGCCTACAACATGATGAAGAACGTGGAGAACTACATCTCTAATCTCATGGACACTGCCGTCAGCACGCCGGCGAAGACCGTGGACGTCGGCACCCCCGCCGACGCGTATCTCGCCGTCGTGGAAGCCGGACGGAAGCTTGATGTGCAGAACGTGCCTGACGAGGGACGCTGGCTCGTCGTCAGCCCCGACTTCTACGCGCTCCTGCTGCAGGACTCCCGCTTCATCGAAGGCACCGAAGCAGGTCATAATACGCTGCTCAACGGCGTGGTCGGCCAGGTGCGCGGCTTCACCGTCGTTAAGTCCAACAACGTGCCGCACAAGTCCGCCAGCCCGGACACGCAGTCCATTCTCGCCGGCACCAACGCCGCCGTGACCTTCGCACAGCAGGTCAGCAACGTCGAGGCCATGCGCATGCAGACCGACTTCGCCGACATGGTGCGCGGCCTCGATCTGTACGGTGCCAAGGTCATCCGCCCCGAGTGCCTGACCAAGATCACCCTGAATCTCTCCACCACCACCGGTCGTTCCCTGCAGGATGCGCAGGCCCCCGTCGTGAGCGATACCACCGCAGACGGCGACGGTGAAGAGGATGCTGCTGCAGGCAAGAAGAGCGGCAAGTAGTCGAGTCCGATGATCGGAGGCTGAAATGACCGCACTGGCCACCTTGGACGACCTGAAAAGCAACGGAATCGAAGTAACCGACGAGCAGACGGCAACCAGTCTGCTCGATTCGGTCTCCGACGCCGTCCGCTCGGCCGCCGGCTGTCCGATCACGCTCGGCGAATGGACCGTCGACATCCCCGGCGAACAGTCCAGGAAACTCGACCTGCCATGCAAGGCCGTCAGAAGCGTTTCCAGGGTGCTCATCGACGGCAAGACCGTCTACGACTGGCGACTCCTCGGATCCTCGCTCTACCGCGAAGAGCCATGGAGTCCCTTCGGGCGCATCCCGTCGGTCGTGACCGTCACCTTCACGGGCGGCTGGAATCCGATACCCGCCGACGTCGTCAGACTCGTCTGCTCGTACGTCGCGGCCGGACTCCACCAGCTCGAGGACGGTGGCCCCGGCGCACACGTCGGCGTCAGCTATGAGCGCGTCGACGACGCACAGGTCGGCTACACGCAAGGCGATTCCGCCCAAATCGACGTGACCGAATTGCCGGAAGCGACCAGACGCAGCCTGCGCAACCGCTTCGGTGCGAACGTCAGTTCGATTGGAGTGTTCCGATGAGAATCAGCACATCCTTTCTCGCAAAGGCCAGAGCCAACGCGGAATGCCTGATGACCGACCATTGCACGGTGACCCGACCCGGCGAATCCACTACGGATCCGGACACGGGACTGCCGAACACCGGCACGGAGCAGGTGTACCAGGGCAAGTGCAAGGTGCAGACCTCTGGTGGTCTCGCCAGCGAGCAGGCCGAGGGGAGTGCTGCCCAGGCCATGGGCGCCGTAAGCCTCGTCTGGTCGCTCTACGTGCACTTTCCCTACGACACCAATGGTTTGCGTGCCGGAGACGTCGTGGAGATCACCGAATCCGCGAACCCGCTGCTGACAGGCAGACGGCTCAGGCTCGTCTCCCCGCAATCCGAGAAGACGCACGCCACCGCCTGCCGCTGGAACGTGAAGGAGGATGCATGAACGCCACGAGCCTGTTCGACGCGTCCGAGCTGACCGCCTTCGCCGACAAGCTGCTCGCCAAAGGCGTCGCCCGCCGCGCGGCGATCACCATGGCTGTGAAGAAAGGCGCGCAGAACGTCAAGAACGACCTGCGCGAAGACCTCTCCAGCTCCGGCAACAAGGCATTCCGACGCATCCCAATCACCTACACGGTGAAGGAAGCGCCGGGACGCATTTCCGCCGAGATAGGCCCTACCAAGGGCGGGGCTGGTTCGCTAGCCAATATCGCGTTCTTCGGAACCGCTAAAGGTGGTGGAACACACCGGTTCTACGAGCATGGCGAGGAAGAGCTGCCAAAGCTCGCGGAATATGTGGCTCGTGCCGCAGTGGAGGGATTCTAGTGCAGTCGATAATGACCTTGTCGAACACGATTCTCGACCATGTGCCAAAACCTGCGGATGGGTGGAAGGTCTTCAAGCAGACCACGCCAAAACCGACGGAGAAGCCACCGTGGGTGATCGAAACGGTCACCACGAACGGGCACATCGTCGGGGAGACGCAACACGTGCATTGCGGCATCGGCACTCTGCTGGTGCGCATCGTGAGCACCACCACCGATTCCGTCAACGTGCTGGCCGATGACCTCATGATTCCAGCCTTGGCTGGAAAACGGTTCGTCGCGCACGGGTTCGACACCGGCTGCCTGACGTTGTTCTCCGATTCCGGCGCATATGCGGCCGGACTCACCGCAGAGGACACAAGCCTGCTCTATCAGGTGCGCCTATTGACTTTCAAATTCAACTGGTCACGCATGTGACCCAATATTTATAAGGAGGAGTCATGGTTTTGACTCTTGGAACTGAAGTTCCTTCCACACCGGCGGACGGTCTGGTCAACACGATCTGGGTGCCGTCCATCAAAAACATTCAGAAGCCGACCGCTGCAGAGATCGGCGCCGGCACCGACCTGAGCAACTACGTCACCCTTGGCGGCTGGTCATGCTCGCCGTCGCAGGATTCCATCTCCGACCAGCGCGAGAACAGCGCGCAGGATTACGAGAATCCCGGACGCAAGAAGATCAGCGGCCCGAGCGTCGAGGTCATCGACAACACCAACACTTCGCATTCCACGCAGAACATGGCAATGGAGACGTTGACCGAGGGTGCGGAAGGCTACTTCGTGCGCCGCTATGGCAAGCAGACGGATTCGACTTTTGTCGCCGGCGACATCGTGAACGTGTACGCGGTCCGCGTCGGCATGAGCGCCAAGGTGGCGATCGCCGCGAACAGCGTCCTGCGCAGCAAGGTCAATTTCTCCGTCCGGGCTCCAGGCTGGGCGGAGAACGTGAAGGTCGCCTGATTCATTCTTCCCGCATCGGACTTTCGTTCCTTTCGCCGGCGCGGGACCCTCTTTTTTTCTCTTCCCCAGTAAAGGAACATGAATATTAGAGCGAAGGAACAACAATGCTTAAAGTCACCAGGCGCACGCGCGAGGTCGACATCATCCTCAACCAGCAGATCGCCGAGGACATCGCCAGATTGGGTGATACGCTGTCCGAGGAGACCACGCGCGAACAGATTACGGAGGCCGGGACGAACCGGCAGGCTAAGGCCACCGCCAAACGCATCGAACAGCTACGCGAACAGGCGGATGCGGAGACATTGAAGCTCACGTTGCGGGCGTTGCCGGTCAGCAAGTGGGCGCAGGCATTGGCCGCGCACCGCAATGAGAACGGCACGAACGACATGTTCGGCACCGCAGCCGCGGCATTGCCGCTCATGCTTGATTCCGCGACCATCGGCGGCAAGCCGGTAGCCGACGAAGACAAGACCGAACAGGCGTGGCGCAATCTGTTTGACGAACTCACCGATGGCCAGTTCACGCCGATCTGGCAGGCCATCGCCGAACTGAACGGCACCGCAGCGGACCCAAAAGCGGCATTCGACCTCGCCTCGAAGGTTCTCCGCAACTAGTCGAGGACCTACGGATCTGCCGCCAGCTCGGCATCAGCTACAAGCGGTTCATGGGCTGGCGGGCGAGCAGGGGCGATGAGGTCGAATGGGATGAGACGGAGCGTAATTGGATGCGCTCGTTGGCGGAATACGAACGCTCGTTGTGCCCACTATGCGGTTTGCCGCGCTCGATCTGCCAAGACCCGAAGGCCGAACTTACATTGCATGCCGAAACCAGCGTCTGCTGGGCCACCGCGCACATGCAGCAGGCCATGAAACGGTGGACTGATGCGAATGGCAGGGACAATCCGGCCGCGAACGCGTTGACCGCGCACCTGACCTGTTGACATTTTTGGAGGATGCTTTGGCTGAGAACAAGAACATCGTCATCCGGCTGATGGCCGACACCGCCTCATATGAGGCGGCGATGACCCGCGCCGGAAGCACCGCGAAAACGGTCGCTTCGGGCATGGAGAACACCGGCCGCAAGAGCGCGCTCATCACCAGCGGCCTCACCGCCGCCGGACTCGCCGCCGCCGCTTTCGGCGTCGCATCCATCAAGATGGCAGCCGACTTCGACCAGCAGATGAGCACTGTGCAGGCCAACACCGGAGCCACCGGAGCTGAACTCGACCAACTCCGCCAAGCCGCAATCGAGGCAGGCGCGAGCACCGTCTATTCCGCTTCGGATTCCGCCGACGCGATCAATGATCTCGGCAAGGCCGGCATGAGCGTCACGGATATTCTCACTGGCGGTTTGTCTGGCGCTTTGAATTTGGCCGCGTCCGATGGAATGGCCGTGGGGGATGCCGCCGAATACATGGCCAACGCGTTGAGCATGTTCCACCTGAAGGGGTCTCAGGCTTCCCAAGTGGCTGATACTTTGGCGGCTGGTGCCGGCAAGGCCGTCGGCAATGTCTCCGATTTCGGCGAGGCGTTGAACAATTGCGGCGCGCAGGCGAACAGTTTCGGCATGAACGTGCAGGAGACCACCGGCGTTCTGGCGCTTTTCGCCCAGAACGGCACCATCGGCGCCGAGGCAGGCACCCAGTTGAACAGCATGCTGATGAAGCTGGCCGCACCGTCCGCCGAAGCGTTCAATACGATGAAGGAATTGGGCATCAGCGCATATGACGCTCAACATCATTTCGTCGGCATGGCGAAGTTCGCCGGGCAATTGCAGAAGGCCGAAAAGAACCTGACCGACGAGCAGCGCAACCAGGCGAACGCGACAATTTTCGGCAGCTACGCGATCAAAGCCGCCAACTATCTTTATGAGGCGGGCGAGTCCGGTGTCAACAAGTGGACGAAGGCCGTGTCCGAAAGCGGGTACGCCGCCGAACAGGCTGCTGCGAAGAACAACAACCTCAAGGGTGATCTGGAGAATCTGAGTGGTTCGATGGAGTCCTTGATGATTTCCGTTGGCGAGGGCGCTCAAGGCCCGTTGCGCAAGATGGTGCAGGGCTTGGATACTCTTGTGGACACGTTCGCCGGTTTGCCGTCCGGAGTGCAGCAGACGCTCGTGGTCATGGCATCATTGGCCGGCGTGTTCGGCGCGGTGCATAAGGCCGCGGGCAATCTCAACGGCAGCACCAGCACGATGGCCAACAATATCGGCTTGGCCATCGACCCGATCCAACGTGTCAAGACCGCTTTGGCTTCCGCGCAGACCGCTTTCCAGATGTTCCGCGCGAGCGGTCAGAGCGCGCAGGAGCAGTTGGAATCGTTCGGCACTGCGGAGGATTCCGCCACGCTCCGATCCAAGGGGTTCCACAGTGTTGCCGACGGACTCATCTCACTTATGGGAGGTCCGTGGGGCATCGCCCTGGGCATTGCCACGACGGCGCTCACCGGTTTCATGACGGCCGCGCAGAATACCAAGCAGGCGGTGCAGGAAGTGCAGTCAGCCGCAGCCAATGGAGCCAGCGCTATCCACGAGGCGCTGGTCAACCAGCTGCAGAATATGGATGTCGGCACCTTCCATGGCGAACCGGGATGGCTCAGTGCGATCGAGCAGGGCATCACCGGATCGAAGAAGCTGACCGACGTGATGAGCGAGGCCGGCATCAGCATCACCACCATGACCAAGGCCGCCGAAGGCAACAAGACGGCCATCAAGCAGGTCAACTCGGCGGCGGACAAGCTCGGCTCCAGCCTTGGCAGCGGGTCACATAAGGCCACCGCGCTGCGCGACGGCCTTTCCGCCCTGACCACCGCCTACCAGCAGGGCACGAAAGGCGCCAAGGACAAGTCTAAGGCGTTGGACGAACTCGATGGCAAAACCAATAGCGCGGCGAAATCCACGAAGGATGAGGCCAGCGCGAACAAGGAGCTTGGCTCTTCCGCTTCGGACGCGTCAAGCCAAATCGATGATCTTGTCCAGGCGTTGTTTGGTTTGGAGTCGGGCAATCTGACTGCGGATCAGGCGGTCGACCAACTGAACCAGAAGATCGGCGAACTGTCAAAAACATGCGAGGACAACGGTGTCGTCTTCGACCAGAACGGCAACCTGCTCGACAGGTTTTCCGAGGAGGGTACCAAGACCAAGCAGGCTTTGGAGGACATTGCCAGCAGCGCCCAGAACGCTGCTGAAAAGATTCTCAAGCAGGGCGAGAGCACCGGTTTCAGCAGCGGCGAGATCGAACGTGCGAACGGCGTGCTGCAGGACGCGCGTGACGCGATCATCCGGCAGGCCGAAGCATCGGGCATGAGCGAACAGGCCGCTAACGCCTTGGCAGACCGTTGGGGACTGAGTTCCGACAGCATCAAGGCTTCCATCGACAATATCAGGATGACCGCCGACAACAACAAGGCGAAGCTTGACGTTGACGATTCCAAGGCCAAGAAGAAAACCAAGGATTCCGAGACCAACCTCGACAAATTCAACAAGAAGCACGTCAAAGGCACCATCGACGCGACCGACAAGGCATCCAAGAAGGCCAAGACCGCATCCGCGAACGTCAACAAGCTCAACGGCAAGAAGGCCACGGCCAAACTCGACGCGAAAGACAACGCGTCTCCGAAGGTCGACAAGGCCAACTCGAAGAAGCTGACCAACAAGCGCAACACCTTGGACTCCACGGACAAGGCCACGCCGAAGACGAACGCGGCCAACTCCAAGAGGCTCAAAGACAAGCGCAACACGCTCGATTCGGCCGACAAGGCCGGACCGAAGGTCGACGCCGTCAACCGCAAGAAGCTGAACGACAAGAAGAGCACCGCCTCGGTCAACGACCAGGCGACTCCGGTGCTCCGGTTCATCAACAACTTCAAGATCGCGGACAAGAGCTTCACCGTCACGGAGAAAACGAAGAAGGAAGGCGGTTACACAGGCGGCATGTTCACGGACGGCACCTTCCAGCAGTTCGCCGGAGGTGGCATGTTCTCCGGCTACGTGGATCCGGCATGGGCGCCCGGCAATGGTCTGAGCGACAGCGTGTACCTGCTCAACGCCAGATTGGCGGCGGGCGAGTACACGCACAGGGCGGCCGCTGTCGACTATTACGGGCTTGAGACCATGCGCGCCATCAATGAAATGCGCGTGCCTCGCGAGGCGTTCATGACAAGTCACAGCATGCCGGATGTTTCCGTGCAGGTGGATACGCGTGCCGTCGTTGCTGCGATCACAAGTCTGCACAACGATCTTGGCGCGATTATCAGCGCCGCGTCCGATGATTCGACGGTCGGCGACCGTGACTTGGGGAGGTTGATCCGCAAATATGCGCGAACTTGAATACACGTCGCATGATGGCACGGTCATCGACCTCAACACCGATGATCTGTGGGTGGCTGACCTGCAGGAAATGCGCGGATACGCATGGACGTACACGCTGGCCACCCGCGGCATCAAATCGGTGAGCAGAAACGCTTCGACGGCGAAAATGACCGTCCGCACCACGGATCCGTCAAGATTGGACATGGTGCAGACGGCTTTCGACTCGGACGTGCAGGCAGTCCGGCCTGGCACGTTGACGGTCGATGGCGAATGGACGCAACAAGCTTATGTCGTCGGTTCTTCGCTGGGTCTCGTGCCATGGCCGGAATACGCGCAGACTGATTACACGGTCGTATTGTGCGATGGCGTCTGGCGTCGCGCGCTGCCGGTGCAGCATTTCTTTCCGATGACGGCAGGCGCCGGTTCGCAGATTGACCTTCCACTGGACTTGCCGACCGATTTGGCTCCGTCGAGAATCGCCTTGACGGTGCATAATCCGACCGGCAAGGCCGCTGAGTTCACTGCGATCATTTTCGGCCCTTGCGTCAATCCGTCTTTTCAGATTGGCGGCAACACTTACGCGGTTGACGTGACAGTGCCGGAAGGCGGTCATATGTCACTGTCGGCCACTGGATTGCGGAAGACGATAACGTTGACAGCCGAAAACGGCGACGTTTCGGATGTTTTCGACAAGGGCGTTCGCGGCAACGGCAGTGGAAGCGGCTCATATGTTTTCGAGCCGATACCGGCCGGAGATTCGCTGTTGACGGTTTCCGGCAATTATGGCATCGATTTGACCATGTTTGACGTTTCTGGAGGGGTGCCATGGCTGACGTTATCCTCGCCGATGGCAAGCTGACGCCACGTGCGAGCGTATCGCGGGTGACGTTGGATTGGGCTTGCGGCACGGACGAAAACGATTTCGAGCTGACCGTCGACGATCCGGATGCGCCGGGAATCGAACGTGGCTGGTATTTCTGGATTGATGGAAGTGATGTTGGAGGCCGAATAGTCGATCGTCGCGTGTCCGTCGCCGGAGGAACTTCCACGACAACCTGGATAGGTCAATCGTGGACCGGAATGCTGGCAGCGAAGATATTGCAGCCGGACGTGAATCAGGATTACCTGACCGTCTCCGGCAAGCTGCCTGACATCCTCAAAAGCCTCTTGAAGCGCATCGGCTTGGATTCGGTGTTCACCGTCGATTCCTCCGATGCCTCCACTCTGTCGAATTGGATGTTCCAGAATCCACGTTATGTGGACGCCTACACAGGCTTCCGCAATCTGCTCGCATCCTGCGGCAGACGCCTCGACTTCCAAGCCAAGGATAATCACATCCTGCTTGGCATCACGCCGGTCGGCATCATCACCAATACGGTCGATTCCGACTTGGTGGATTTCGAGGCCGAGACCAACCGTCGCGCGGTGAATCATCTCATCGGCCTTGGCTCGCAGGAGCTCAAGAACCGTCTGGTGGTCAATTATTTCGCCGACGCGACCGGCGTGGTGAGTCAGACGCAGACGCTCGTTGGAGCCGATGAAGTATGCGCCACATACGACTATTCCAACGCGGATTTGGGTACGCTGCAATCCGAGACGAAGAAGCATCTGCAGGAATTGCAGACCGGAGGATCGGTCGAGGTGACGTTGTCCGATGAGGTCGGAGACGGTCTGCGCGTGGATGACAAGATCGTCGCGACGGATCAGGCTTCCGGCGTCAACGTCACCGCCGTGGTGACGAAGCGGATCGTGAAAATCGATTCCGGGATTTTGACTTCGACATTCGAGGTCGGACTGCCGGTGCAGTCGGCGAATGCGAACTATTCCGGTTCTTCCTCTTCGTCTTCCGGTGGTTCGGCTGGCGGTGGCGCGTCTTTGACAGCTGGCCGTGGCCTATCAATTTCAGGCAGCACGATCAACGCGGAAGTCGCTTCCGAGGATTTGAAATCCGTCAGGCAGGTCGCCGAGTCTGCGAACAAGACGGCTTCCGGTTTCGCGGCGCAGATCGGCAAGGCGAATCAGACCGCCGAGGATGCGAAGAACGTCGCCGATGCGGCCAAGACCGTGGCCGACAGTGCCAAGTCGGGCATGATGACCGATTCCGAACGGTCGAAGCTCGCTTCGGTCGAACGGGGCGCGAACGCCTACACGCTGCCGAAGGCGTCCACGGACGTGCTGGGTGGCGTGAGGGTGGACGGTTCCACGATCGTGAGCGTGGATGGTGTCATCAGCGCGCATGTCGGCGACGGCGCTTCCGGGAGGGTCGTGTTCCCAATCGGATACGTGGTCCAGAACACGACTGGTGTTGACCCTTCCGTGGATTTCGGCGGCACGTGGAGGCAGTTGCCTTCGCTTGGTTGTTTCACTTTTGAAAGGATTGGCTAGTGAAATCTGACGGTTACTCGAAATACGTGTGCGACAAGTGCGGCAAGACCGCCTATGTCGCCGCTGGCGATACGGAGGCGCGTGAATGGTTCACCGTGCGCCGCTATTCGGCTGGCAAGGCGACTCGCATCGCGGATGATGTGACGCCCGACATCTACGAATTGTGTTCCAAATGCAATACGTCTTTCATGACGTTCATGCAGCAGGATGACGCTTCGTTTGAAGCATGGTTGAAGGAGGTTGGACAGTGACCATCGAACTGGTTGACGGCAAAGCCGGAACCATGCACATCAGCAGCGAGGACAAGGCGATCATCCATCAGGCCAAGTTCTCGAAGTCCGACGTGGTGTACGACTGGGGTGACGTGTTCAAATGCTCGATGAGTTCGTCCAACAGGGCGACGATCGGCACCGGATGCGCGTCGATCCAAGGTTTGGACTGGCATATCACGTCGGCGGAATCGGTGACGATCTCCAACGGGTCGCAGGGCATGAAACGCAATGACATCATCTGCGCGCATTACCATCGAGATTCCAAGACCGGTAATGAGAATGTGGCATTGACCGTGTTGAAGGGTTCGCCGAATGCGACTGCTGCCGCTGACCCGACCATTCCGTCGGGGAAGATATTGTTCGGCGCGGGTGACGCATACATGCCTCTCTGGCGTATCCCGCTTGACGGCATCACGGTCGGCACGCCGGTACGCCTATTCACGCCGAGAGGGGCTTTGTGGGATTCCGTAACCCTGTACAACGCGAAGGGCTTCACGGTCATCCGCACCGGCATGATGATGCTCGTCAGATATTCCGGCAATATCGGTAATGGCAGTTGGGATTCAGTGCAATGCGAATACAAACTGCCCGTCGAACTGCGCCCTCCGGTCGAAGTCAATGCGATGGTGTGCGTCTCCAACGGGCAGACGGCGAGAATGCTCGTCGTCAATCCGAACGGAACCATCAGATGCGCGAACATGGGAGCCGCGGGTAGCAATCAGAGTTGCGTCGGCTCGCTCTGCTATCCGATCCCATGAGGATAGTTTTCCGTAACCCAGACGTGCCAATTACAATGGCAGTCCACCGGCTCGTTCGTTCCGGCGCCTTACAGCGCTTCGAACACCATCAAGGTCAGGGATGGTCTGATCTTCGTTGACCTGTCATCGTTCCGAAGCGCCGTGAACACCGGCAACTTCACCGTCTGGATGTTCAAATCGGGTGTGAAACCCTCCAAAGCGGTCAGTTTGGGGTGCGTCGCGAATGTGGCCGGCATCGCGTACGGAAAACAGGCGACTTGGAACACGGACGGGTCGGTGGTCCTCATCGGCGGTGTAGGGCCAAACGATGTCATCCAATGCTTCTCGAAGATTATCCCCGTGCCAGATGGCGTGACATTCGCCTAGGCGAGCGGCACCGTGATGCATCCCTCGACCCATCCGCCCTTGCCGATCGTCATCTTCTCCGACGAGCGGAGGGCGATGGCGTTGCCCGCGGTCTGCACTTCGACGCCATGCAGCCCGACGCTGGAATTGGATACGGCGGTGCAATGCACCTCGAAAGCCGCCTCCAAGCCGGTTGGTAGCGTGAAAAGCTGGGATATCTCCCACTCCTTCGCAGCATTCCAGTCGGAGTTGAGGCGTGTGGCGTGGAATGCGACTATCAGCATCTTGCCGACCAGCGCGGTACGGTAATCCACATTCCAGTTAGTGTTCGTCTTGGTGAGGGTTACGGAAAACTATCCTCATGGGATCGGATAGCAGAGCGTGCCGACGCAATCCTGATTGCTGCCAACGTTTCCCATGTTCGCCACTCGGATAGTTCCATCAGCTCTGGCCGTGAGGCTTCGCGCCGTTTGCCCATTTGATACAAGGCAGACAGTCGACAAGTCAACGATGGGACGATAGCAGGACTCGAGCTTTACCGGACATTCAACAGCATCCCAACTGCCCGAACCGATTTTCCCACTGAACTTGATCAAAATCATCCTGCCGTTACGCATGATGATCCAATTGGAATCCTGGTACAGGGTTACGGAAAGCTATTCAGCAGGTCAACACCAGTCGTTGCCATGCTCGCTGCATGTCCTTGAGGACGCTCAGATCAGGCTTCAAATAATACCTTGCGGTGGTCTGGATGTCGGAATGGCCGAGCTGTCGTGCGACCACGCTGATGTCGGTGCCCGCCTTGATTGCCAGCGTGCCGAACGTGTGACGCAGATTGCGTGGCGGGACAGAGGGTAGTTTCATTCGCTGGCACCATGACTTGTAACGGTTAGCGACTTGGTTCGCGTTCAGATTGCCGACCAGTCTGCCGGTCTTCGTGCCGTGCCGTAGTTCCGCCAACCGTTTGACGGCAAATCGCGGCAACGCCACGGTTCGACGGCTCAAATCGGTCTTCGGCTCGGTGACCGTCTCATGTCCTGCGACCCACTGCACGGAACGTTTGACTGTTACCGTGCCACGCCGCAGGTCAAGGTCAGACCATTCGATGCCGACCGACTCGCAACGGCGCAAACCGGCGCATACCGACACCAACAGCCATGCTTCGAGCGGATGCCCGTAGAAGCCTTTCAACAGCTTGCGCACCTCCTGCGCCGACAACACTCGCGGCTCATAGTGACGTAGGCGGGGGAGTCTGATTTCCCTTCTGGTCACATCATTGTCCGTCATGCCGCGCCGGAACGCGAGCCTGAGAATCGCACGGAACACGGCCCATGCTTTTCGCGCCGCTCCCGGCTTGTCGAAGGAGTCCAACCATGATTCGATGTCCGCCACCGTGATCGAGTCCAGGTCTTTTCCGCTCCATTGTGGGAGGATATGACGGTTCAGGGCGCTTTCATATCCCACTAGAGTGCATTCGCGGAGTTTCGCGCATGAGGGTTTCCAAACAGTGGATGCGAATGTGCCGAAAAGCATTGGTTCCTTCCCGATTATTGTTGAATAATCCCACACATTGTCGTGTTGCCGTTGGCCTGACATGCGTGTGGGTTTCTTATTGTTTCACATCCATGATTCTCCGTTCATGTTTTTAAACCCGTCGATTTCGACGGGTTTTGTTTTTAACGCTTCTTTTAAGGAGGATGTTTTGACTCAGATCAAATTCGATTTCGGCCATCCGAGTGCGGATGGCATCGCCGACTTGGCCGGTGAGACGGTTCACGTGATTCCGACGAGCCGTTTCAACAGCGGTAAGCGCATCGTGGTGCGTGACTCGTTCGAGGTGAGACTGGACGAGTATGGCACCGCGACCGTCACCGTTCCGCCGACCGATAACACGTTCGCCTACGAGGTGACCATCGGCGATAGCGCCGATTCATGGCGGTTCATTCGCGTCGTGCAGGTGCCGGATTCGACTTCGGTGTTGAATTTCTCCGATCTGGTTGAAGTTGATTCTACCACGCTCACGCCGGTGGGTACCGGCAATCCGTTGGCTGACATCGACCAGTCCGACATCGACTGGGCGTTGGCCGCCATCCGCAACTGAGAAAGGACAGAAAATGGCAAATCCGGACAAGTTCATCCGCCTGCGCGATTTCGCGAAGATCATGCGCGCCCTGCGCGAGACCGACGTGGACGGCACGACCTTCCATTACGACGAATCGAAGCACGAATACGCGAATGTCAAGGAGTTCTACAGTCAGCACCGCTCCGGCCGAATCTACGGCGTGCAGTTCCCTCGCTACTCCTTCTCCCATGTGCCCACAGGCGCGAAGACCCACGACAACGCAAACCTGTCCGTGACGGTATCCACCGCCGCGAACGCCGGACGCGACGACTACGCCTACCTCAACGCCTTCCAATGGCGCGATGTGAACGCCACCGTGGACGACTCCGGCGTGCCGCACATCACCGCCATCGAAGGGGACAGCCGATTCCGCCGCGACGGATCCAACGGAGACGTGTTCGTCATGGTCGCGCCCGGATATTTCCGCATCGACGGAGACGACAACCACATCGAACTGCTTTACAGCGACGAGCAGTACGACGGCTTCGAACCGATGCCGGGACTGCTCCTGCCGGACGGCACCGAACGCCCATGCCTGCTGTTCGCGAAATACGCGGCATCCCTGTCCGGCGGCATACCGCGCTCCTGGAGCAGCCAGAAGATCGACCCCGGCTTCGGCTGCCAGAACGACCAGATCGACCTCGCCCTGAAAAAGGGCAAGGGGTACGCCGGCCAATGCCAGCCGGACGTCTTCTACTTCCAGCTGATGCTCATGCTGAAATTCGCCACCAAGGACATGGAGGCGGCGCTCGGCGGCTGCTTCGAAAACTACACGGCTCAGGGGCCGGTCACCAAGGCCGAGACCAATGCCAAACGCGTCATCATCGCCAAGGACACCGCCGACAACATCCTCGTCGGATCCACCATCAACATCGGCACCGACAAGGAACGCAACAACAGCGGCAACCACTCCATGGCCGAGGCCCGCACCGTCCTGTCCAAGACCACCATCGACGCGACGAACGTGGCCCTCAACATCGACGGCGCCGCCATCACCACCACGACCACCGCGTTCGTCAGCACCATGCCGTGGAAGACCGGCGCCACCGACTCCATCCGCGGCAGGGGAGACGGACGCCCGCAGGCCGACCACGCCGGATGGCAGCCGGTGCGTCTGCAGGGCATCGAACGCGGCAACGGCATCTACGAGGTCGACGCGGACGCCATCGTCAACGCCTACAAGGACGCCGACGGCATCGGCCACACCGCCCTCTACCTCGTGCACGACATCACCAAGGCATCCAAGACCAGCACCGACAACTACACTCTCGTAGGCGAGTTTCCGACCCGCGACAAGACCAACGACGCGAGCTCGCGCTTCGCCGAGGACTTCAACGTCGTCGACGGACGCGTGTTCCTGCCCACCGGCACCGGCGTCACCTCCAGCACCGGCCTCACCGACGCCGTCTACGCCAACCCAGTCCAGTCGCAGGGACTCCGGCAGGTGCGCCGGTTCGGCGATCTCGGTGTTGGCTCGAGCGGCGGCGCGTTCTGCGCGAACCTGGGCAGGGTCCTGTCGACCCCCTGGTGGAGCCTCGGCGGCCGCCTATCCGCGCTCGGCCGCTCGAAGGCATGAGCCAAGAGCGGTGAGGGGTGAGCGCAGCGAGGGGGCGCAAGCCCCCTCATCGTCCCGCTGAAAAACATGTGGGACTCGGAGTGGCGCGCCTACCGTCCTTCGCGTCGTGCTCCGGTTCGGCTATCTCGGTGATGGCTCGAGCTGCGGCGCGTTCCGCGCGCACCTGAACAGGGACCTGACGAACCGCTGGTGGAACCTCGGCGGCCGCATACCTGGACAATCCTGTCGAAAACATCAGAACACTCCGATTACCGTCGGCCACGATCTAAGCCAGACGGCATGCCACGGCCAGATCCGAAAATGCAACACGAGCACGCGGCCGGTAGATGAACCCATCCAGCCACATCGACAGCCGCGCAAAGTCCAGATAGGAACAGCTCAATTGAAAACCTACTGCCGTCACACGCATTGCGGCACACCGGCCTTCGTCAGGAAGGCCATAGACCATTACCTGCAAGGCAAAACATCAAGACGCGACGTCACGAGATTCCTGGAACACCACCCGGACCTCGACGACCTCGCCATCAGACTCGCCGGCCAGATCAGGACCGGCGGATTCGACCATCCACGTATCCGATACTTCAACCGTGTCGAACCGATTTCCGGCAAGCATCGCGTCATCGGCCGTGAGGCCGTCGAACAGCAGATCCTCGACCACGTCGCGGTCATCGCCCTCATGCCCTTGTTCGACGCGAAGATAGGACGATGGCAGACCGCGAGCATCCCGGACCGCGGCACCAACGACGCACGACGTGTCATCCGCAAATGGATCCGCGAACCATCGAGCAAAGTCTTCGTCAAACTCGATGTGCGCAAATGCTATCCATCGATTGATCGGCCGACGCTCAAGGCGATGCTCTCGCACGACGTCGGCGACATGACGCTCCTGCGCCTCGTCTTCCACCTCATCGACTCCTACGCCGGCGATAACGGCCTGAACATCGGCAGCTACCTCAGCCAATACCTGGCGAATTATTACCTGTCGTCCATCTGGCACTTCTGCGAGCACGGACTCACCAAAACCAGACGGCACAGGGACGGCACCACCACGAAGCGAAGGCTCGTCACCCACGTCCTCTTCTACATGGACGACATCCTGCTGCTCGGACGCTCGAAACGCGACCTGTCGATCGCGGCAAGACGCATCACCACCTTCGCGCACGACCGGCTCAAACTCGACATGCACCCCGAATGGAACGTCAAGCACGTCGGCATCGAACCAATCGACATGGTCGGCTACACGTTCCGGCCCGGCCGGACGAACATCAGACCCGGCATATTCCTGCGAGCCGGACGGACCTTCGCCAGATTCCGCCGACACCCAAGGAACCTGACACTGGCGCGCAGATGCGCCAGCTACTACGGATACTTCATCCACTCCGACTCGACGCTCGTGCGCCGCCGCCGGCAGGTGGACGAGACAATGCGCATGGCCAAGCGGACGCTGGCCCGCGCCAACCAACAACCAAGGAAGGAAAAAAGATGAGCAAACTCGTCACCAGCGCCACACCGCTGGAAAAGGTCGAATACTTCAGGCGGGGCGACGGCCTCGCCGACATCTGGCTCCGCGAGGACATCAAGCAGGTCCAGCATCTCGGCACCGATGGCACCGAGACCACCGAATACACGGCGCAGGAAACCTACCTGTGCCGCGACCTGACCGAACAGGAGGCGGTCGAGCAATTCGACAGCCTCATCCAATCGGCCGAGATCGAATCGATGGACGACAAGGAGCGCATCGCACAGCTCGAGCAGCAGGCCGTCGACAACGCCACCGCCATCGCGGCCCTCTACGAGGCGCAACTCACCACAGCGTCCGCCAACGATGCCGGAGCAAAGGAGCAAGCATGAACACCCTGCAGCAAGCCATGATCGCCATCTACGCCAACCTCGTCCGCTCCGGAGCCCGCACCATCGACTCCATCCCCAAAAACCTGCGCGACGAAGTCCAGAAGCGCCTCGACCCATGGTGAGCTCGGATGACGCCGCTTAACCTCTTTTCAAGCACGGAATTCTGGACGTCTCTCATCGTCGCCCTGATCGGCGGTGGAGGAGTGGGTGCCATCATCGGCGCCATCTCCAGCAGACGCAAGGACACCGCGGACATCGCCGCGAAGGCTTGCGACATCCTCACCGATTCCGTCATCAAGCCTTTGAGGGAACAGGTCGAGTCGCAGGAGGAGCAGATCCAGCACCTGGAGGATCAGCAGCGAAAATACTTCGCGCTCGCCGCATACACGAGGCAGCTGTTCCATTGGTTGCAACAGTTCTGCGAGATCGTCGAGCCCGATTTCCTCAAGCGGCATCCGAAACCGCACCTGCCGGACGAGCTGCGCGCCGACGTGGCGCCGGAGACCGTGGAGGACGCATGACCTTCGTCATCGCCTGGATCGGTCTCGTCGCGCTCGTCCTGTTTTTCAATCGTGGCGCCCACATGTGACGCCATCAACCATGAAACCACGCGTGAAAACGTGGGGTTTCCCGTTTTCAGAGAAAGGAAATGAATGCGCAAGCACAAGCCTCCGTGGCTCAAACGAATCCGGCTGGCGGTGACCGGCGTGGTCATGGCCATCACCATGGCCGTGGCGCCCGCCGCGATGGCCGACCTGAACGGATACGATGTCTCGAACTGGCAGTGCGGCATCGACACCGCGACCGTGCCGGCCGATTTCGTCATCGTCGGCACCACATGGGGTTCCGGCGGCGTGTACGGCGGCTGCCTGTCCAACGGCGTCAACACCGACGCGAACCGACAACTCGCCGGAGCCATCAACAGCGGCAAGGAGACCGGCATCTACCATTACGCTCGCGGCGGCAACCCGGAGACCGAAGCCCGGTTCTTCGTCGACAATGTGCGCGGATACGTGCACAAGAGCGTCCTGATCCTCGACTGGGAGGCGCAGGACAACGCCGCCTGGGGCGACAAGCAGTGGCCACGCAGGTGGGCGCGCGAGGTCAAGCGACTGACGGGCGTGAACCCCATCATCTACACGATGGACTCCGGCTACTGGCAGGTCGCCGGCATGGAGACCGAACTAAACTGCGGCATCTGGATCGCCCAGTACGCCACGAACATGGTCACCGGTTACCAGACCGCCCCGTGGAACATCGGAGCGCGCGGCGAGGTGATGAGGCAATACACGTCCAACGGCAGTCTCAACGGCTGGTCCGGACGACTCGACCTGAACAAGTTCCGTGGCGACCGCGCGGCATGGCGCAAGTACGCGAACCCCGACGACAAGGGCGCGGCGAATCTGCCGAGCGTCAAGCCGAAGCCCCAGCCAACGACCGCTCCGACGGTCGACCTGAACGCTTTGGCCACGCGCACCATCCGCGGCGACTTCGGCAACGATCCGGCCCGCAGGCAGGCGTAGCGGG